GGGTTCTCAACGAACCACTGGTGAAGATGGGAGTGCCCGTCTGGCTTTGATTTCCTAACCTTACTTTCAACTGTAAGGATCTGGATTTCATAGCGGTGCAACACGTTGTTGTACCGATATTTCTCGGTGCCCGTAGGGCCCGTGGAAAGTATGCCAGGTACGGTAGATACCGAATCCACCTTTGCCACCTGTTTTAAGAGGCGGTTTGGGATAGTCTCTAGCAGATGCCGTGAAGCATGCATAAACCCCTTAAGATAGAGGTTGTTTGCAGTCTCCACGGTAGAGACTAGTGAATTCGGGTCCAGAGGCTGATAGAATGCGAGTATATTGGCCGGAGTGATATCCGTGCCTTTATAGGCATCCATCCCGCACGACTCTCGGAAGAATCCTTTTGTGAAGGATTTTCCGCGATTCACACGGAGCTGGAGTAACTCCAATATCTCACAGATCTCTGGATATAAGTCCGTGGGGACAATCATGTCATCCCCATAGACCCGGACCTGCTTTGCCAAGACAGACATCCTAGACTCCCCAGTATGAGCGTAGATCACGCCCATACAAATGAGAGCATAGGTAATGGACTGAATTGGAAAAGTAAAGGCAGCTCCTTGCGCGGCGAATTTCTTCATCCGCGTAATCGTACCGTCGGGGTAAAGTACCTCGGGAGTCCTAGCTGCATTAAGTGCTTCCAAGAAAGAATACTTCTTTCGAAAGACGCACTCAACAACAGCACAGGACAAACGGTCCGATGCAGAAGAGAGATCTATTGTTGAAAATTCTCTCGACTGCGAGGCGCTTAAAGCCAACTTCCGGGAAGGTTCCTGGGACCTGAAATCAATACAGTGCCTTAAGGGTGAACGCTTTACGTTCTCACGTATTACGTTCATTATTCCCTGCTGGATGTATTGACTTGCAACGGGTTCCGAGGCGATAAGCCTCGGTCCCCTAAAGTCTTTAGGAACCCCGATCAACTTACACGGTATGGTCTGGTCTGTTGGAACAGATCCATCCCATATCTGGTGCGAAACCAGACCGTGCAGGTCGAACGGAAAGCGGGACTCTAACCGAAACGGCCAGCTTGGGAACTCGAACTTCGAGTCACCGAACTGTTCGCTGACGGCGCCGGGTCCGTGCTTTGGCTTGAACCATTCTTCTCTCCAGACGAAGCGACGGGCAAACCCGTCACAGAGTGCCTGGATACAATCGAGGGACCATAGAAGTCCCCGCGTATCCTGGTCTCGATTACGTCCGAAGAAACGTCCTGCAATCTCACGGTTGCGGAGACCCAGGCTAACAAGGGTGGGATAACCACCATTGAGCCTAAGGTCATCGTCACCCCAAGACAAAACAGGAGTATAGAGTTCAGTCTCGATATGTGCGAATTCACGGTATTTCTCCGCGACTGCATCTTTCGGGGCTTCAATACGGAACTTCTTGGCAAACTTAAAAAGCTGCCTCAAGCAACGTATACTCTCTACACATGGTTCATCCAGTAGTACTCCATCTTCCTTAAAAATCTTTGCGAATAAGACTCTGAAAATGGTCGGCCCGCTCTTTTTACAGAACGGTTTGCCAAGCATAGGAGTCCAATCGCCTATCTCCAGCGAACTTTCCAATCCGCTGCAAATAGAAGGGAAATCTAAGAGAAAAACTCCTAGACCCCTAGATTTTAAGGACAAGGCGACCTTATCATAGTCGCAGTGAAGACTACCTTCATCGAGTTCGAGGATTTCCTCTACGTCTTTAGTCAGACCGCAGAAAATTTCCAACAAAACCGACTGTGTTTGTGCAGTTTCCATAACACTTCCTTTTTGGTCGTGGGAATGCTGTATGATTACAACATCGGAAAAGACCCGTTAAAAGATGTACAGCCGATTAGCTCTCGAAGTTATTCAACTTCGCGATGTTACCGGCAGTGCACATACCCGCCACAGCGATGAGAACATCGTCGACTGCGGTGATATCATCCGTCGAATAATGAGTCAGCGTAGCTGACCCTTCGCGGACATATTCAGGGGTAGTGCTCGTCGCGAAAACCGTCTGACGGAGACTGATGTTATGGCGCCATTTACGACGCCCATCAGTTTCAATCTTCAGTTCTTGCGAACGAATGTACATCTGGAACGACTGAGTCGCCTCAACGAGACGATACTCAGACTGTCCCTTGCCGGAGTCGATACGAACTAGGTTCTTAGCGACGCCAGCAATAGTCACGGGTGTTGGATCTGCAAAGGCCACGTTGGCCTCCTTTCTGTTTAAAAAGACGAACTACCTGCGCCCCTCGTTACCTTAAGGGAAGCGATAGTCGCCAGGTGAGACGGTTGGAAAATGTTAAATCCACCGTCCGAGCGTACGAAGGATGGTGAAAACAGGGTACGATTCTTTGTATCCCTGCTATATGTCCCGCCAGAGGCCTCTACCCAAGAGGGTTTGGACGTAACGGTACATATCATCTCAGTTCTCGTATGGGTCATAGTCACAGCGTCCTTTAACTGGCATCCCTGCCGGTTTCCGAGCACTTTGATAATTGCCCCTACGTTGAAGAACCAGTCGGAGAACCACGACCAAGGCATTGCTTCCCAGATTTGTACTGGAAGAGCATAGTCAAGGCCGAGGAAATCCCTTAGTTGTTCACGCCGAGAACCTTTGAGTGATTCACCATAGCGTATAGGATCAACTTTATACCTGGCCGACCACCACCGATTACCGGTTGTAGTCGTATTACAGGTACCGGACACTCCCGCTATTGAAGACTGAAAAGTCTCCTTAGTATGAGAGTAATTAGTCCATGATCCTAAACTACCCGTGCTCCTTAATTCGCCGTTCTTGATATTCTTGAATTTCTTCCTTCTCTTATCGAGAAAGTCTGAAATATCAATCATATCAGAGAGATCGTCGAAGAAAGGTCGCCAGCCGAAGTCCCACATTAAGTAGTCTTCGCCATAACGTCTAGCTGAATAGTAAGCATTGAGACGTCGGTGCGTTACGCGCCAACCCCTCCTTGCCCAAATCCAGTGTAGTGCACGCGCTCGAGCCGCTGCATGTTGCAGCATAGCAGGAACGTCCTTTAACTCATACAAGAAATTGGGTAGCGAAACCGGTGGTTCACCGGGATTCGCGTTCGCAATTGCTTGCGTTGCATCCTGATACGGCTGCAACTGAGGTAAATGAGGTCTAGAATTTAAGGAGAACCATTCAGCGGGACAATCGATAAAGTTTCGATATGAACCGCCAGATGCACCGTTAGTGCCATTGAGGATAATAGGACCATTACGATATGTTTCGAGAGTCAATGGGTTTTGCCCCATCGGATTCCCGACCACATCGTTGCAGGTCTGCTTACCCCCTGTGACGGAGTAAAGGTTCGAAGAACCAAACGCCGTGCGGATTCCCGTGACCGTATCAAAATCACGAGACCGCGCTCTAACGATTCCTACCATTCTAGGCTTCCTTCACTGTTTGAGGTTTAAGACACCTTAATCTTTAAGGTTGCCATGGGCCCCGCGTAAGCGGGGC